AATTGTGCAACACTTTCTGCTCTCATTGTAATTAATTCTTCGTTCATTTATTCCTCTACTATTTGTCTAAAAAATCTGAATATTTATTTATTACGAATCTTTTATTGATTAACCAGAAATATGCTTCTTTACACCATTCAGCGTCATTTAATGCATTATGTTCTGTGGTAGACTGGTCCGGTAAACGTGGATTGCCCATAGACACACATAATTGTTTAATATCATTTGTATACATAGGCCAATCTTTAGGCAAATCAATCATTTTACCAAACAACTGACATAAAGCAACGTGGTCATAATCAGCATAATACGCCCAAAATTCTGGTTTACCATATTTGTAAATATCACAAAAGTCTAAAATTGATTGTTTTATTTCTTTTCTTGTTCCGTATGACCCATTCCACAATTCATTTTTAGTATGTTTCAAATGAACTAGAACATTATTTTTAACCCATTCATCTGCTTTTGAATAATCACATTCAGAACTTTCACAATATAATGTTCTACCATCTTCAGAAATTATGCCAATTGAAATTAAATCAATTGTTTTGCCGTCTTCTATAAATTCTGTATCATAAAAGTATTTCATACTAATTCAATCCTTTTTTCTATAAACCATCTATAAGATTTCCATGTATTTAAATTATAATAAAACTTTTCTTCATCGCCTGGAGTTAATTGATGTTCTGTTGGTGAAGCGTGTTTTGGGTCACTACCAACTAGACTATCATGTAACCCAAAATCTTTCATAAAATGGGGTTCTTTATTATCATGCGTCAAAAAAGAAACCCTTGCACATCTGGCTGTGGATAATTTTAATAAGTAAATAATATCAAATCTAGCTTTTTCGTCACTGAATACATATGGTAAATGCCACTCGCCTTCATGTAAAAACTCAGGAACGCTATTAAAAATAGCATCTTCTATCATTTCTGCTAATTTTTTAATTTCTGGTTGTGCATCTGGATGACAGCGCAATTCAAAAAAATTATCCCATTCTGTAGATGTTACAATAGTTCTAGTAAACATCCAAGGTTCTATAATTCTATTACCTATTTGTTTATGTAAACCAATCAAACTAAACAAATAAGCAAATATACAAGCTACTTTTGAACTCAATAACCATAACTGCTTTGCTAGCCACAAATTAATACCTTCTAATTCTTCATGCGCTTTCATTCCTGGTTTATTCTTACCCCAATAAACAGGCATAAATGGACTATTCCATACTTGTTTTAAAAGAGTCTTAATAGGAATTGCCCTGGAACTGGACGAATTTCTTGAAAATACCCTGTGTGTATTTAATTCTGCTAATATGATTCTTGGGTATTGTGCTTCAATAGTTATTGCTCTGACTCCATATTTATTAACAGAATCCGCTATTACATTCACTTCATAATTCATATTTTATCCTTTTGTTTGTTATTAATCTATATCTACTCATAATATTAATTCTTTAGTTGAAAATCCAGCAGCATTTTTATGTCCACCGCCGCCAAATAATGCTGCGATATCTTTAACACTAAAATCACCAACAGACCTTAATGAATATTGCCATTCTTTTCTTTGTCCATCAAAAGAATATATTGCCGCAAATGTCGCTTTTTTTGCTAAAACATTTCCTAGTTCAGAAGCATATTTAGCCGGTGCATTACATGCTAAACATTCAATATCATGTATATCATATCTGTATGCTTTTGCTGATAAATCCGCAATATCTTTATTAAATACCGTTAATACATCTTCACCACGTTCAATCAAATCTAATGTTAATGTATTACTTGACATTATTTCATGCCATTTAAAGAAATCAAATTTAATGAATGCTCTTAATGCAGCATTAAATGCTTTTGTATTGTTATCTTTAAACAACCATAAATCTCTATCTTGAATTAATAATAAACCATATGGTGCCGGTATTCCTGGATGAAAATAATCCCATGCCATGCAGCATCCAGATTGATTCATTTCTAACCAAACATCGTGTTTTATATAATCAATATTTCTATTGTGGGTTTCTGCTTTTAATTGGTCACACATTAAACCGACAACTTCTTTTTTCTTCAATAGATTATCAACCGCACTCTCATGGTGGTCAATAACAAATATCGATTTTGATTTATATTTCATGTCAACCAAAGTTTGCAATGGATAACTAAAATCAACAATATAAACTTCTTTATTGGTAACATCTGGAGGTTCTTCACCATAGTTAACTGCTATATAATCGGCAGAATCTTTAAATTTAACCCATGCAGCATAAGCAGCACCAAAGCCATCGGCACATTTACCGCCATGATATAATACTAAAATATCTTTCATTTCACTTTCCTTCTTTTTGGTTTAATGTTATTGAATTCATTAATATTTTCATATTTCTGTACTTTGTATTCATTTATCATACTTTACTCCAATTTGCGAATACCATTTTTGCTTTCAATCCAGAAAAAGTATTTTCTTCAATTATAGCCATCAAGTTTTCTTTAGACATACCAGATATAATTGCGTCATTAATATCTTTGTATGGGAACTGTTCATTTAATAAGCATACAGTATATCCGTTTTTAATCCATTTGTCAACAAGTTTCATAATTTCTTTGTTTCTAACATCCTTATCTGGTATTAATACAGCATTTTCTTTTGGTATACATGTTGAATCCAATGCTGAACTTGCAGCTGCTATACAATTGTCTATATAAATCGAATCAATTTGCCCCTCTACGACATAAACTTTTTTACTTAGGTCAATGGTATCCATACCAAATAACGCATCGTCATGGACTTTATATGTATAATATTTTGGTTGTTCACCATTAATTGCTCTAGCACTATAACCAGAAAAAGAACCATCAGCATCGAACCAAGGAATTATTATTCTTTCTTGTTCTGTTCCATTTGGTGGATATTTTCCTGGTTGAAAAGAATTTGCCCAAGAAAAATATTTATTAGTATAATAACAATATTTTAATGGTATCTTTCTATCAATGAGATATTTCTTTGCCAAAGAATCATTTGGCAATTGCCTTAGTGGTGTTAAACGCAATAGAGGATTAAATGTTGGTTTTTTATTTTCTAGTTCATTTATTAAATCATGAACGCTTTTTTCTGGTTCTTTATAATTTCCAGATTCTTTTAACTCTGCTATTTTATATTCCTGAAATAAGCCATAATCATAATTTTTTAAAAATACCTTAAATGGATGTGGCGCACAGCAACCATTGTGGCAAATAAACATAAAGTTATCTTTTTTAGCCACAAAGAATGCTCTTGCTTTAGTTGAACTTTTTTTAGAATCTCCACATAATATACATCTGAATCTACCAACATTTGGACTAATCCATGTGAATCTTGGTAGATTGTATGAAATTCTATCTATGAATGTTTTTTGAATCCAAAGTGACATAAATTACTCATAATAAAATAATATTATAACAGCTTGTTATAATATTGTCAATACATTTCACATAAACTCGCTATCGTGCCTTTCTCTTGCTTGATTTCTAACAATAGTTTTTTCTTTTCTAATTTTTTTATTGTTTCTTCTCAGTGTTACAATAGAATTACCAACTTTTTTAAATGGCTCGCCAGCAACTTTTACAGCATCTGGTGGATTTGCACCAACCGCATTTGCGGCAACTTCTTCGCCAATAAATTTTTTAAATGTTTTCATAAATTTTCCAATCTTTCCTTTATATTTTGGTCTATTCCGATTTGACTATAATGCAAATCTGTATAAGGTATTTTTTCCGGCATTTTATTAAGGTATAATAAAACTGTTATTAGAAGAGGCCAATGTTCTATTGGTGTTGTTCTGAACAACATATTTGTTGAAAATGTTGAAAACATATTTCCTAATATTATAATATGATTTAAATATAATCTCTCATTTATAAATCCACTTTTATAATATTTCTTAGTGTGTTTTTTTATTATGTTAATTCTTTCAAATTCTTGTTCGAATATACTATAATCAACTGAATCATACCAATGTGCCGCTTCTAATTTAAACAAATTTTCCATACTTTAAAACATTTCCCTTATAAAATAATATTAATATTATTTATAAGTGTTTTATAGTATCGTCTTTGTGTGCCGTATGAACATGTGTTATTGCGGAAGCAACTTGCCGCCATTTATCACCATGTTTCTTTTTAAATTCAGCATCTTGCGCAAATCCTCTCATTAATCTATCTTTCTTATCATATTTAATGGGAGTTGTTTTTATATCAATAATATTTGGTTTATTATCTTCTGGTTTTTTTGTAGATGTAGTTGCCATTGCCATTCCATAAAAGAGTTGTTTATTCTATTTATGGATTATAATCATTCTCCCATATAACAACAAGATTATAACCTAAATTTATAATCTTGTTTTCTCTTTCTTTGGTGTTATTATAAAGTTCCTTAGCTGTTAAATGATTTTTATAAAAGTTTGGAGTTTCTTCATCCTCATACAAGTCAGGGTTGCCATGAAAGCAATCTCCATGAAATTCATAAACAGTATTATTACTCAAACAATAACCATCAACCTTATATCTAGTTCCTGGTATCTTAAATTCACCAACATTACCAGCATGTTGAATAAATATTTGTTCTTCCTTCATGATTTCCTCAAGCCATTGAATAGCCTTTATTGAATATCCTACTGTGTATCTTATTTCTATTTCATGTTTATTCAAATACCTGCCTATAGTAGTATCATTAATACCAAGATCATCAGCTATTTGTATAGCTGTTTTATTTAATATGATATATTGTTTGAATAACCATTCTTTATCTTCTATTAGATGTAGAATATCAATCATATGTGATTGTGTATTATTTCCTACATTATATCTATTAAGCAATGTATTTTTTATTTTTTCTTTTATTTCTTTATTTTGTGTTGCATACATAAAACCATATTTTTCCAAATTTGATTTTTTTATCTTTTCTTTTATTTCTTCGGATTGAAATACATTCTCAACGCAATATTTTTCCAAATTGGAATTTTTAATTTTTTTCTTAACTTCCAATGATTGTGTTGGATAATTAACATTGAAATTTTTTAAACAAGTCATTTTCTTTTTTTCTTTTACTTCAGAAGATTTATTATGGCTGTCATAACCATATTTATTTAAACATGTTTGTTTTGTTTTCTCCTTAATTTCTAAAGTTTTTGCCGGATGGTCAAAACCCCATTTATTAATATTTGTCTCTTTTCTATTAATAGAGCAGCATAGTGGACATTTTCTACCCATCAAATGACTGTTAGGAGTTTGTTTAAATATGCCATGTTTTTCACATATTATATCAACTTTTATGTTACTTTTTTTATAATCAACTAAGGTATAATTAAATTCACAACCATGAATTTTTTTAGCCTTTTCTATAAATTTCTCAGTTGTGAATTTTTTCATTATATGTCAAATCCGCTAAAGTCTCTTTTTTTATCACCTTGTTTTACTTGTGATGCAATTGGTTGTATATCTGGAACTTTTGAAACTGAATCATCAAGATTATACAATCTCATTTTAGCTCTGTCAACACCTAATAAAAATTTCTTATAATAATTTACATCATTATGTCTATTTTTTAATATTACAAATAACATTTGATTTAATGCAGCCAATTCGTCATTTGTTACTATACCAATTACCAAATCAGCAGCCATAGCAATAGAAAAGCTATCAGCAATATCGGTTAATCCCAAATCAGAATTGGTTGAACCACTTCTATTTGTTTGAATTGAAGAAACAACCGGTATATTATAAAATTGCCCTAATGCTCTCAATTCTTCCGCAACGCTACCATAATATGTATTGGTATTAATTCCAGTACTACTTTTATATCTAGCAGATGCACAAATTCCCAAATAATCAACATAAACAACATCTGGAATGAAGTTTTTTTTAATTCTCAATTCTTCAATCAATGCTTTAAAATGCCCACTATGAGCAGAATGCATTGGATATTCTTTGATTATTAATTTACCATTGGTTTTACTAGATAATTTATGTAATCTTGTAGTAAATGCTTCTCTGCCCATAGATTCCAGTTTATCTAATTCAACATTAAGCATATTAGCGTCAACTCTTTCAGCAATTTTTTCTTCACTCATTTCATTGGTGATATATAAAACATTTTTCCCCATTTTTATATGGGCTGTTGCACAGTGACATTTTATATTAGTTTTTCCAGTTCCAGTTCCACCAAGGAAAAGAGTTAATGTTTTTGGCGGCAAACCTCCTCTAGTAATTTTGTTAAATATATCAATATCAAATGGCAATCTTTCCAAATCTTCGGAATATTTGTCATATCTACTTTCTATATCGGCAAAATAATCGTGCCCAACATTACTGTCAAAGTTTACTGCCAGTGCATCGGTTAATATACTAGGAATAGCATCTTGTGTTCTTTTTTTATCATCACCATCAATAATAGAAATAGCATCCATAACAGCATTAAAAACTGATTTATCTTTACAGAATTTTTCAGTGGTATGCATTAACCAATTAAAATCTTGTTTTTCATAATCATCGGTAATGCTATTAACAAATTCAACAGATTGTTTATAATCTTCTGTACCTAATCCTTTTTTAGATTGTAATTGTATTAATAGAGCTTCTTTAGTTGGTGATACATTATATTTTTCAATAAAGTCATGTATTTCATTAAAAATAATCTTATCAGCATTTGAATGAAAATATTCATCCTTCAGAAATGGAATTACTTTCCTTGTATATTCCATATCAGTGACAAGATTCGTTAGTATCATAGATTCTATCGAATTTGCCATTTTTATTATACTGTCTCTACAATTTCGGCATCTTCTTCAGTAGAAGTTTCTATGATAGATAAAATTATTGCCGCTACAATTTCTTTTTGTCTATCTTCAGGTACTTCTTTGTCCGTCTCATGTAGAAAATCCACTTCAACATCAATACCATCTTCAACAACAGTTTCTTTTATAGCATAAGAGCATTTGCCATGTTGGTAATCATCCACTAAAAATATTAATTGATTTTTATCCGACAATCCAGCACATTGAAATTCAAAATCTTGCATATTGTCTCCTTAGTTATTCAGTTTCTCCAAAATCGTCTTCAGACATAATATGCTCAGAAGTCAATTTATAATTAGTTTCAATCCATGCCTTAAAAGTTGGGTCTTTTAAAACAGGCATCCAAAAATCTTTATTAGCAGTTTCTTTTAATCGATATTTTTTATCCTCGACTTCGCCAGTAGTAGTATTTACTTTTGAATACCAACCATTTGAAGGCTTAATAACATGACCGGATTCCAATGCCAATTCAATCAACCCAGACCATCTTGAAATACCACCATCAAATAATACGGTAATAGGTACTTTAGATTTTTCCCTAACAAATCTTGATTTCTCAACATTAATTATAAAACTATAACCAGAAATTTCAGTTCCTTCTTTTTCTTGCTGTCTACCAATCATGAAGATAGAATTCGCCGAATAATAACCACCTAAACCGCCACTCATTACTTGCTTTGAGTACAATTCTTGAGTGGCATATGTGTGATTTATGGCAATCATGGGAATATTGTTCATAGTTAGATATGGTGTGACCATTCTGAACAATCCCTTTAATGCTTTAGCTCTACTCATATCAGCAACAGCTTTCTTATCAATAGCATCTTCAATTTCTTTTTTTGATGCTAAGTTTCCAATAGAGTCAACCATTATAATAACATTATCTTTTTCTGTTATATTCTCCAATTGTTGAATCAAATCAAACTTAAATTCTTCAACATTTTTAATTGGTGTGTGAAGAACTCTTGTAGTATCAATACCAAAAGATTCAAAATAATCTTGCGGTGCTCCAAATTCACTATCATAAAATAATAACACAGAATCTGGATATTTGTCCATGTATGCTTTAACTAAAATTAAAGCAAATGAAGTTTTAAAATGTTTACTTGGGCCACAAAAGAATGTTAATCCTCTACAAAATCCACCATCAATTGCTCCAGATAAAGCAATATTTAATGCTGGTATTCTTGTTGGTATCATTTCAACATCAAAAAATTTCGATTTTGATAATGTTTGTGATGCTTTTATTGTGCTATTCTTCTTCAGTTTTTCCAGCATTTCGCTCATCTTGTTTCCTTTTTAGTGCCGCTTCAGCCATTATTAATTGTTTATTGCAATATTGTATATAATTCTCCAATAATATTTCGCTAGCATCATCACCAGTTTTTTCAAAATCACCTTCACCATCGCCATAATATAACAATTTGGGCATCCTTGTCCCAGAATCATTAAAGTAATAATCGTCAACTATTGAATTAATATACCTAGTTAAAGTTCTATTGAACATCTGGTTGCATATCCGAATTGCATAAACTTGGTGTTGATGACCAAACAGAACATGGGCTTAATTCAGCAACATCTACTTGAATATATAACCAAATAAGTACTGCTAATATAATCAAAGGAATTGCTTTCATTTATCTACTCCAAAATCTTCATTATAACGGCGGATAGCAGTGATTGCACGAATGCTATCAACATTTGATTTATCATATTTACCTGTAATGCCATGATGCAAAACTGCCATTGCACAAAAATAAATAAGTTTCTTTGGTAAGAAATTCACAATAGTATACCAAATATCTACTTCTAATGGTCGCATTAAATATCTCCTTCTTTTCTGATTTCTGATTTAATAATTTCAAACCCTTGTGGATATCTTGCAGAAAGCTTTTCAACATTCATTATAAGCACTTCTTCGATAGAAGTATCTAATGCTGTACAAGCTTGTGCGAAATACCATGCAATATCGCCCAATTCACGTTTAAGATGATACACCACATCTTCTGTTAATGGTTTTCCTTGAAACACTAATTTCTTAACAATTTCATTAAATTCACCGCCCTCAGAAGAAAGGCCAGCCGCACCGGTTAATAATTCGGGAATAGATACTGCTAAATTATTATTATGTAGTTGATATAATCTGACAATTAATGAATCAAAATCTTTTGATTCATCTGAAGCAGTTGATATTGCAAATTCTTGATAATCTTCTAATTTTATACACATAGTTACTCTCTTTGTTTAATTAATATTCTAAATCTACTACAAATTTTTCGTTACATTCTGGACAGATTGCTTCAACATTTTTACTTCTTTCTGTTCCCCATTCACAAACATCTAAACTACTATCAACCCAAAAATCACAATAGTCTAATAAATTAACATATTCCTCACAATGAGGACATTCACACATTAATTCAATATTCCATGTTGCTGTTATATTCTTACTCATCACAATACTCAAACATTGATATTTTTTGTTTCTTTTTATATAGTCTATTATTTTCAGCCTCTTCTCTTATTTTATATTTTAAATTATCTGTAATAAATTTAGTTATTGTGGCAAATTCAATATCATGGTCTTTGCAATATTCACAAATAATATCTAAGTAAGTGGTATCATCTGTTATTGCTTTTTTTTCTACCCATTCAGAAAATTGTATCGGATTATCATTAAGATCCATAGCAATCTATTCTCTCTTTTTAAAGTATGTATATGTTATATCAGTCACAGAACCATTCGTCAAGTTTTTTCTTCGGTTCTAGCTCTAATCCAATAGAATCTAATAATGAAGTCAATGGTGCAACAAATGCTTTATTCCATTGTAAATTATAATCTATATATTTTCTATCAACAATTTCTATTGGAAATTCTGCATTAAATCCTATGACATTTTCCTGTATTGGATTTCTTTTTACCAAATATACAAACTTTATTTTATCACCGCTGTTTATTTTAGCATATCTATTAGTTATTTTTTTATCCATTATATAATAATTATATAATATTGCTGACCTAACTGCTATTGGACAACCACTTTTATATTTTGGACCACCAACCATCCATTTTTCAACGTCATTAACCCCGCGAGGAAAGGCAATAATGTCTGGATTGCTTTCACAAAATGTTTTCTTTAATTGTGATGTAAATTTTCTCAATCCAATAACATCATCATTTAACATATATTCAACGCAATCTGTCAATCCTTTTCGCACCATTTCTGGTGTTGAACTTCTAACAATTTCTAATCCAGTAACTTTAATTTCTGGTTTGGAATATCTAACGCCCTCAGAATCATGTACACGTAACAAATATTTTTTCTTACCAACCCAAATTCCACTAGAACAAATATTTTCTCGTTTGAAATTTATTGTGCTCTCAAATGCATTTGTATAATTACCAAATTCAGTAAAACTTTTATCTAATAATGATTTCATTTTTGTTTGACAAATTACGTCAATAAAATCAACAATTTGGTCATCTGTTTTATTACTACAATATAAATCAACTAATGGCTGAAAATCAA